TTGAATGCATCTATAGCAGGTGATAAATCTTCATTGTTGGTGTTCATGGACACTTGCAACATGAATGATTTATTTGCTGGTAATTGAGATAGTTGTGCATCCTCGTTAGCAACTGATGCGACCATTCTAGTCTCAGTAAATACAGTTTCATTTACAAGTGATAAATTTGTAAATCCTGTGTCCACAAATGAATTCTCACCACCACTTACACTGGTTGCAGTTATTGTTCTAACACTTGCATTTATATCTGTACCAGGTGGTAAACTATGTGATACTGTTGGCGTAATAGCGTCAAACATAATATTTTTTGTAGCTCTTGCCTTCACTCCTCCACCAAATTTATCTTTAGAGAAGAATTTAGTACCGTCAATTTTTACATGATATGAGTCAAGAGTTACTCTGTCCTCGATTCCAGATGTCACATTTATAAGTGAGTGTGTTTTGTTTATTTTTCTAAGTGATACACCAGATAATTCATATTTTTGTATCGGTGCCCCTACAGAATAAGTTCTAGGTAATGAATTATCTATTCCACGAGTGATGGTACCACTAAGTTGATTTACACCCACAGATGTATATTCTATGATTTCATTTCCTATCATTGCATAACCAGGATTACTTGCTGTAACCTGTTCTCCCTCAAAGAAACTAAATCCAATACTACTTGCAACAGATACTACACTTGTCTCACTCACCCCATAACCTACGGTTATTTTGGTTGAAACTGAATCGCCTGTAACATCAGCGATAGTCACTGTGTTATTCACTGCATGATTGCAATGATTAGGATGACTGACTTTGAAGTGCGATCCATCATACTGATCTGTATTTGTTGTCACTGTAGCAGGTATGATATTGGGTAAAGTTGTTCCGTCAGATATAATAGTATTTGTGGTGTCAAATGTTCCCGTGCCATTTGTCAATACTAGAGCATTTGCTGCTGTGGTCACACCAACTGTTATCTTAAGATCTTGACCTAAACCCTTTACTCCGAGAGCAGCAGTAAGTATGTCACCCACTTGATATCCACTTCCAGTATTACTTCCTTTGACTGTCACACCAGTGATTTGACCTGACGAGACAGTAACAACTCCTACTGCACCTGTTCCTCTACCTGTCAAAGCAACCAAACTGACCGAACTGTATGTGGCATCTTCATACCCAGTTCCAGAATTTGTAACAGATAAGGTATTTCCAGCTTGTGAGAGGTGTGATAATTTTTCAGCAACAATACCACTGGCATCTGAATTAGATGTTTGTGTAATAACAGATCCAATGTCAGTCCCAGTTGCAATTGAAGACGTGAGACCAACAACAACTCTCCTTGAAAATGTTTCTATTGGATTATCGGGTAATTTGTTTCTAGTATCAAATATGTTTAGTGCTGGATTGTAGAAGTTGACCGCACCAGGATTTGTAGTGAATTTTGCTCTTCTGAGAGTATACTTCATATCCTCTAACTGAGAGGGTGTCCATGTGCCAGCAGTTTGACCTTTGAATAATGACCCAAGAGTAGGTTGTTTTGTGACAATTACCTTACCTAATTCTGGTTGATCTGCTGTTGAGATGTCCTCCTCTCCTATCTGACAAATCCATTGGTTGTAATCTGATGTCGCTGTGATTACGACAAAAGCATATTCACCCTGAGGTAGATAAACAGGAGATCTAAATGTAAATGTAGTTGGAAGAGAAGCATCTGATGACACATTCACTTCACTTGGATTTTTAACTACGATGCTATGTTTTCTTACATTTCTTGATGGATAACCATTGACCACATCAACCACACGTAATTCGAGTGGTATAGTTTCTGATTTTGTTGCAAAGAATAAATCAACAGATGTTATAAAGATACCATCACTTTGGTCGACTTGAAATGTCTGTGCAAGGGGGTCATCATCCTCTTCTTGTTGAGATAGTATATTTGTGATATTAGTTATATTTTGTGTAATATTTGTTATGAAGTTTATAACAGGTATTACTGGTTCTGGTTCTATTTTCACAAGGGTGTTATCAGTTACTAATGTACCTTCTGAGAAATGATCCGCACTAGCACGACTGAAGTTTATGCCTGGTGTTTGTGGATCAGTTGGTCTCAAACTTGAAACCAATGCGGTGTTTGTACCGTTTATAAATTGTCCTTCCTCAATGTGAAGACAACCTACCAAAGCACCTTTATCATCACTTATCAATCTAAGTTGATTGATTTGAGCACCTGCACCACTTGATTCACCTACCAATATCATATCTTCTTGTACAAATCCAAAGAAATTTGGATCAGACATCTGTGATAAAGATTTAGTATCAATATTTAATACTGTAGAAGTCTCAGAGTATGATGAAGACAATCCAACATTTGCCTCGTATGGATTGTTATCGAATACGACTGTAGGACTATTGAAAGGACCGTCTTTATGATTAGGTGTTGCAAGTCTAAATCTGAATACTACTTGGTCAGTGCCACCATTGGCATCAGGAATTAATCCACTCACTGTTTCACCAATTTGAAACGCACCAGTCACAGGTGTTACTTCTAAAAGTTTAGGTATGACATTATTACGATTCTCAATCATGTCCACACCTGCAAATGAAATATAATGATTAGTGCCTGGTTTTAGACGAGTAGCAACAAATTCAATATTCTGCTCCCTCATGTCTGGAATATCTCTTTCAGTCACGATAAGGTCTGTACCGTCAGAGAGAGATAAGAAATCCCCTAATTGTTGTGCTTCATTTACAATAAAGACATCAGAGTCTGGGTTAAGTGCAAGATTACCTGCCCAACTCCTTATCATATATGGGTTTACGTTTTCAACTCTTGTTGCAAATGGTTGTACTCTTTCTACAACTTCGTCATAATCGAGTGTAATTAGGTCACCAGTCTTCTTTACATTTGGATTGCCAAAATCGGTTACATACCTTGGGTCAACAGATAAATCTGGTGCACCGTTCGTACCCACAACACTATTAGAACCAACAAGCAAATCAATAGAATCTGAATATTTGCGTGAGACGAGTTTTCCTTCATCAATATCGTACTTTAGGAATGGTACTGTTTTATCGGCTACCCCAAATGTGTTGAATGGATCTACAACAAAACCATTCTTGAATCTATCTAAACCTGTAGTTGGGTCAGTAATAACTAAACTCTCAGTTTTAGATTCTAGTAATGACAGTGTAGTAGAATCTTCTAATTTTTCAATTCTAGTTTCAAGAGCACCAATATCTTTCATGGTGTATCTTTGATTTCCACGGAAAATAACTTTTACTTCACGTTTTGCATCAAAGACGTAAGGTGGATACTCTATTCTAGCTAATTCAAAAGCATTTGGTATTGCTTCTGGTTGAACGGGTTTGACAGCAGGTTCACCCTGTTTTATAATGAAGTTCCCGTTTCTTTGAATATACAACCTATCTATTCTAGGTAGATAGTGTTTGTAATCAAACGTTATGTTTTCATCTGAAACAAGAACTCTCGCAGCTTGACCAGCACCTGAAAAATCTCTTGAATCAAATTCAAACGGTGATCTACTCCCACTGTACGGAGCTACTCTAGGTCTAAAATCTACAACATCAGTGTTTCTTATCTCATCAAATATGGGCACAGTATCATACTCATTAGCATCGTAACTACTCGCTGTAATTACGTCACCAGAATCCTCAGAATTTATCACATAATGATCAAAATATATTTTCAATCTACCCTGTGGTTCTGGGAATCCTTGCTTACGTACTAATCTACCAAAATCATAGAACTCTGATCTTTGTCCAGTATCAAGTCTATAATTTGCCCTTATGTTATTGTCACCAGGTTCTACACTTGATAGCACTGCTCTTACTCCACTCTCCTGAAACTTAACCTCTTCACCCTCTACAAAAGGTTTATTATTTTTGAAGATAACATCAACTTTTGTTGTGGAACTTCTGCCAAGAATCATAGCAGCACCACCAGAACTTACACCAATACCGATTTCACCTAAGATAACATCACTATTATTAGCGTTAGGTCCGTTGTATGATCCAAGTGTGAGTTGAGGGATAGTAGGATCTGTGTTTCCTGATGACTCAAATACAGCAGCTACAGAAACCACATCTGGAACATCTAAAGATATCTCTCTATCTTGTACACGTTTACCAAATGGAGAGGCAAATGTAAGACCATCTCGTAAACCAGTTGTAATCCCTGAGTTTGATCTATTTGAACCTGATACAATGAGAGTAGCACTTCTTGTAAGATTTTTTACTTTTGATTTTACTTTTGATTTTTGTTGTGTGCTGTGAACCACAACATTATTACTTTGACTAGCTGTCAATCCTGATATTGTCACACCTTTAGCACCAGTAGTAAGTGTTACTTGATCAGTCGTTAGTGTTTCAATAGATCCATCGTTGTATATGACAGTATATCTTTCCTCATCAAAGGGTGCATAAACAAAATCAGTGCCTGTCAATGATGGCATAGTCAATTGACCGCTACCATTAGTGCTAAGTCCAGTATCTTCTACTCTTACTTGTAAAAGAGAATCAGTTAGATCTACTGATTCAATTCCTTTATTAGGTAACTCAGCGTACAAGAACCCACTCTTGGAACTTTTTATTTTACCTGATACAATTTTTAAATCGCTTACAGTGATGGTTGAACTTGGGAGTGCCTTATGACATACACCTGAGACTGTGTTTGGTGCTGCTACAACAGTAACATTATTGTTTGTTGCACTCACAGCACTTACAACGTTGAATGTTACATCTGTAACGCCACCACGTTTGTATGAGATAACATCACCAACTTTGAAGTTTTTTGTCCAACCAGCTGTGCCACTGGTAACCACACCACCACTTGTGATACTGAATGATCTACCAGTAAGATCTTTTTTAGTTTCTAGTACAACATCAGCAGCAAATGTTCTAGACGCTGCTGTTGATCTAACTGATTTTACATCACTCAGATCAAACTCAGTTATACCTGTAATTATTCTACCATTTCTTTCACCATTTATAATAAGTTGCTCATTAGTAAGGAACTTACCTGCTACTTGATTCAACACAACAGTTGTAGAACCTGAAACACCAGATTTCAAGAATCCTCTTGCACCAGAACTTGCTCCTTCTATAACAGCAGGTAGTGCTATAGTATGTGATTGATTTATTGTTAGTGATACATCTGTTTGAATATCAAGTAACATCAACTCAAAAACACTGACATCTCCTGTATAACCAGCGTTTTGTAATTTGAAATCATATATTCTTGCTCTTCCTATTTCTGTCAATGCTGATGATCTTGTAGATCCTAATCTTTCTTTTTGTAGTGATACATAATCAGAATTTATAGCGGACAACTTTATCTGTGCACCATTGAGAACATTATTAAGTCTTAGTTTATTACCTGCCTCAAATGGCACAGCAGATGACTCAACAAGTCTAGTTGTTCTTGGTTTATCTACATCAATATGTCTTGATCCATGTGTTTTTACTTCATATCCCCTTACGTATGCTTTACCAGGTCCTATCCTTATATTCATCAAGTCTTTTGTAGGCACATTACCCTGATCTGTAATTTGTTCTGGGAAAAAAGTACCAAATACGTCTACCCTATCATTCAAACATTCTTTTGCCTCTATATCAAATTTATCAACATAGTAATTACCACTCTCATCAAATGTCCTTCTTGCAAATTCTTTAGCTAACTCACTGTATATTGTGGTATCTACAATTTTTACGGTAATGCCTTCCTGTATACGTTGTAATTCTATGAAGTTTTCATCTTGATAATCATCTAATTCCTTTTTAATAAGAGAAACACTAAGCTTGAACCTATCAGCACCAGGAGCAGTGTAGTTGGAGAATCCAGCAGCATTATCGTATAAACTATTATCATCAACAGCAGTGACAATCTCCTCTTTGACATTTAAACCTACTCTGAATGATGCAAATGGTTCATATTGATTTAGTATTATTGTTTCTGGACTTACTTCGACAAAAGATCCACGGACAAACCATACACCTCTTGTGATAGCAAAAGCAGATCCAACATTTGTCGCATTAGAATTGATCGCTGTAGCAAAATCTGACCCGTTTGTTATGGTTGTCAAACCATAAGTAAGGTCTTCAAGTGTTGTAAGAGTCTCACCATCTAAAAAAGTGCCTGCCAAATAATTATCAGAGTCCTTTTCATATTTGATATAAAGTGTAGTATGATTAGTTTCTGATGCAGCAGCAGACAATACCTTTACGACTTGAGCAATAACACCAGTTGTTTTACCTTGTATTCTTAGACCAACAAGTTTGTCATAGTATAATTCTACAGGAACACCAAAAAATGTAGATTCTACTTTGACAGACGTATATTGACCATCATACTTGAATACACCAGGTATGATCATCGATCCTTCTTTGAAGAAGTGTTTACCAAATTTTTCTATCTGTCCTTGTAAGATAGATTGAAGAGTTGTTAATTCTCTTGCTTGTATTGGATTGCCAGGTTTGAAAAGAACTTTGTTGAAATTCTTTGATGAATCAAAATCATCAAAATATGGACTGACATTAAGGTTGGTGTTCTGTGGCATCGTATCAGAATTCTAAGATGATTTTAATATCTTCACGTTGGTTTGTTGCTCTAGTTACTTCAGGTCTTTGGTCAATGTAGATTATGTTGCCAGAATATTTTTTGATTTCTGGGTTTGCTAATCCACTATTATATGTTTGACCAAAATAATATGTCTGTGAGTTCACCGTAGTAGAGACTCCAGTAAAACCAGTATCTATTGATAAGGTTTCTGTGCCTCCAGTTGTGGTGACAACGACATTTGTGCTACCACCTGTTGCAGGGCTTGCAGTGAATCTATTTAGTTTGTATCCGTAGGTAGGTTTATTACCTGAAGAATCATTGGTAGCAAGGGATCTGTCTTGCCAATATTGTAGTGATTTTGTTACTGGATCATATCCTATAATTTGTCCAACTGCAGTAGACCCTATTCCAGTTGTTTGTCTTATTTCACCATCCACCTTCACGGACATACTGGTGGTTGCTGCACCAACTAATTTCAACCCATAGACACCAGACGCAGAAGCAATTGTAAGTAAGTTTGTGCTACCAAATTGTTGTGGATTTTCAATTATGCCTATTCTTGCAAACTGATTACCAGTGGGAAAATCAGGATTTGTTACATCGCTGTTCTCAATTCGTGAGTATACTAAAACTTTGTTTGCTCCAAGTTCTCTGTAAATGTCTGCACCATGACCGCCAGGTGGAGGAACGATAACAGAGAATGATGCTCCACTACCTGTCACCACAGCATCAAGATCAAGTGTAGCGAATGAGTATCCACTACCACCATTTGTCACTTGCACAGCAGAAGGTTTACCATTAATGAATGTGACAGATGCCAGTCCATCAGATCCATCTCCTCTTATAGGAACTCCATTTTTCGTCCCGTTGAATTGATACGTTGCATTAGCGACATCTTCAATTACGATAGTTTCTATCTTACCATCCACAGCAGAATTCCTTACATCTGCTACGTCTGTATTCGTTGACCAATTATCTGGCACAGGTATATAATCAGCACTATCAAATTTTATAATATCACTTGGTTTTATAGTATAAAGATATTTCCAAACATATCCATCACTCTCCTGACGTGGTTGTAAATCCGTATGCACAGGTTCTTCAAGTGATATGACACCACCACCACTATTTGAAGGAGACGCTCCATTGTATATGCATTCATAAACTCTAAAATCAGAATTCATAACATAATAATTGGTGCTATACAAATTAGTAGAACTTGTTTGAGGACTTAATTTGTTTATACTATAGTCTGGACGATACATCTCGTATATCGTACCACTTGACCATGTTATTTTTTTTATCACTCTCAACACGTCGCTGGATGTGATTTTTTTGGCAGATATCAGAGTATCATATATGTTATCATGTTCATCAAAATTATCAATAGGTGACGGGGTATTTGAGTTCCAATCAGATGCAACAGAAGTTGCATTTGGTAGACCTATGAAAACATAATAACTGTTGTCAGTCGTCGAAATTCCACTTACGAAATTCGTCGCATTCAAAACTCTTATCTGGTCGGTGATGACTGCTGGCATTATTTTTGCAAACTATTTTAGTTCGTAATTGTTATTTATGTGTAATCCAGTGACAATTTAGTTGTTCTTTGGATTTGTGGAGCAGTGGATAATCCTGTAAGACCATTCAAGGTATTCACGGTAAACGCTAAACCTACAGCTCCAGTTGTAAATTTAGCGTATGAGTAGGAACCAAGGACACTACTTCCCACACTTGCTACCACTCCATGACCAGATGAAAGTTCAGTGTGGACACGAAATGTTTGCGTTGATCCAACTCTGGTTATATGACTTACTTGATACACACCATCAAGGCATGTAGTTGCAATTCCAACAACAGCAGACCCATTGCTTGTTCTAGCAGTCAGAATACCTCCACTGGATACATTCGATCTACTCACAACAAAGTAATCACCAGTGCCTATTCCAGTTTCTGTGATACCCCCAAGATTATTTTCTCTGAGTGGTGAATTAGATGGTATTGAAAAATCTAATTGTAATCCTTTTGATGTTACACCAACTCCAACAATCTCACCATGATCACCTACCATTGTTACACCTGAGATTGATTTATATGGGTTTGTAAACGTGGTTGTGCCGAAACCATTATTGTCCTTATCAGTATCAATAATCTTTACACCAAAAGTTGAAGTGTTCGGATCCTCTGTCTTGGTAAACCCTATTATTCCTGATTGTCCATACACCACGGTGTCAGTTGTAGCAACGTCAGCTATAATTCTAGTGGCAGGGAAAATTTGACCTGCATATAATCCTCGTGCTTTACTTACAATAGCACCATCAACAACTTTATCGTGCTCTTGTTTTCTCCACGTAACTGGTCTTAGGGTGCTCTTAGTTGCACTTATACCCTGAGCTTTATAAATTGTTGTTTGTAATGTGTCTCTTGATACGGTCTCTCTTATAGTCCTTGGATTTTGTTTGAGTATTGATCTGTCATCTGGTGGACTTTGTAAAGTAATAATATCACCTTTTGTAATTGTCTCTACTGCTGATGCTTCAGTAACATCAGAGTCTGTGCCACGATAAAATAAAACCTGCAATGATGATCCAAACGCAGGTGCTTCAGTAAACTCTATTTGTGTGCCACCGTTGAATTTATATGCAACACCAGGTTTTTGAAGTACATCATTTATAAAAATTAAAATAACATCATCAAGACTTATGAGATTTCCTGTTGCCTTTTCAATACTGACTGGTGTATTATTTTCTGTTATTGTAAATATTTTTTTACTTCCATTGAATTCGTCTGAAAAATCATCTAGTATTTGAAACTTACCTAATACCCAACCTGAAAATTTATCATCACTTGTCTCAGTGACGGTAAAGGTTGCAGGTTGAAAATTCGTACCAGCACTAAAATTGGTAGGAATACCTGCTATGGTAAGCACCTCCCCAACCGTAAAACCATATCCAGTGTTTATGATGTTTGATTCTGAGATACTATCTCCTACACCAATTGTGATGGAAACAGATGCACCTATACCTGTATTTGCACTTATAAGTTTGATGTCATCATATGCATAAGGAGAATCAAACTCAAGTAATGGCACATCTGTAAATGTGTAACCAACACCTGGCGTGTTATCCATAAAGACTTTTTTTATTCTACCATCTTGCACTGAGAATGTGCCTGCTGCAGCAGTTGTGGGGTTGCCACCTAAAACTCTGACACGAAATTGAGTGCCAGCTTCCCTATAACCTGAACCAGTATATCCCATCGACACTGTTATAGTTCCAAAACCAGAGACAACTGCTGTACCAAAACCAGCAATTGTTTGTTGGTATCCAAAACCTTGAGAATTTCCTAAACCAGATATGATACCCCTTCTTGGTAATCTATTAGCGTTGACATCAGAGGTTGAGTATACCTCAGTTTGGCCTTCAATATTATTACCAGTAAATCTTATTGATGTAATGCCAGAATTACTTAAGTATTCATAATCAGTCTCTGGTTTTTGAAATACATTATTGATCAATACAACACCAAAATCAGTATTGATTCCTGTTATATTTGATCCACCACTTGTCATTGTAAATGTTTTTGCTACACCTGTAAAACTTGGTGCTAAATCATCAAGCAAAAAGTTACCACTATAATCTGATCTTGTAAATGCCCTACCCTGAAACTCACTTCCCTGCACTACGTCAGCAACAAGTAATTTGTGTGTTCCTATGCCTGCAGATGTAAGTGTTATGCCAACACCAGTGAGAGCATCTCCTTTTGTTTCTGCAAATGAAAAGTTGTTGTTGTCATTTTTTATTATGAAGTAATCTCTGTTACCTACTAGAGGTGATGGTGGAGTAATAGATCTAAGTTTTACTTGTGTGCCAGTATCAAATACTTCAGTCAATGCAGTAAATCTATTTGTTGTTACATCAACATTAAAAGATGAGACACCTACAAATTGTCTTGTTCCACCAAAGGGCACATCTGCAAAATGTATCTTGTCTTGTCTGATGTTATAATCACCTTGCAATAAAGTTACTGTGGAATTATTCAAGTGTGCTTCTTCAGTAGTTCCCATCCACGCTCTATCTAAAAGTACATTATTTGACTCTGTACCAAAACCAATAACTTGAATTCTAAGTATCTCATTTCCTATTTGTATCATGTCATACTGTTTAAATCCTCTGACATCAGCAAATCTTACCTCACGATTGACCATTGTATTTTCAGTTGTGGTCGCTGTTCCTGTGATGCTTATTAGAGGTGATTGTATAACATTGTCGATTGATATAATACACTTAGTATCAGGTTTTTGTGCAGTAAATCTATGTGTTGAACCTACACCTACTGTGGTCAATCCTATAGGATCGTTTGAGAGGGCAAATGCCTTGGTAGATGCCAGTTTGAATTTATCTTCACTTACTTTGATAACAAATACAGATGATGGTAATAATGTGTCAGCACCAATACCACTACTTGTATGATCTATACCTATCCCTGTGCCACCTCCCGTATCATATGTCAATTCCTCACCAGTAACATAAAAATGATTTTTTATTACAATTGTATCAGAACCTAAAAGAACATTTGTACTTGAACTGGCATCAAACTCGTGTGAAAATATAGGATCACCCTGATGAGTTAGGTTGAAAGACCTTTGAAAACTTTCACTTTGAGTATTGAATTGTTTATTGACTGATGCTAATTGAAAAGACATTATAGGCTGTAAGTTTGATCGCTTGCTACTGAATCTGGTTTGTCAATTTTGAGTTCAGCTACTCTTACCGTGTATGCCTTATTTGCAACTGGTAAGAAACGTAATTGTGTATTAGTTCCTGTAATATGTATGTCAGTATTTGCCATATTACGTTTTTCACTATCATCTGTGAATAGATTATTGTATTTGTTGAATGCTGCATTCCCACCAAATGAATTTGCACCCACAATAAACACTGAATATTCGTCATCAGTAGTGTTGTGTATTTCTACGTGAAATCTACAAGTTGTATAATTAGCATACGCTTTAGTTGATATTACTTGCTGTGTGGGTGATCCACTCGCAACAATATTTGTGAACGAACCATCTAACTCAGTATCACCAATGACGTATGATCCTGTGATACCAGTGTTACTATGAGTTTGTGCCACTCCTACTGATCTTGAGAATGCTGTCACTGTCACTGCCATGCCCACAGGTGATGTATGTCTCAACTTCAATACATTACTCAACATATTGATTTGAAATTGACCGATATCTGTGTCAGCATCCATTTTACCAAAATTGGTGAAGACCACATTATTAGAACCTTTTGCTAACCACGTAAATTCATCTATTTCTTTCTCACCAAGAGGTCCTCTTGCTGCAACAAGTATGCTGCCAGATTTGTACATTGTGGCATCAATCGCATCAACTTCCTGTACCACTGATGATCCAAATACATTCAATGCAAGTGTTTTACCTTTATATTCTTGGAATCCAAATGATGTTGACGCTACGCCCACAGCATTTGTGAGTATTTCTTTATGGAATGTGACATCATAACTGAATGATGAATTATTTGGAACAAAAGATACACTTGCAAGAGGTCCGTTTGTTTCAGTCATAAATTCACCCAAATCATCAGCATCGCTAAGTTCTGAATAATTGTTGATATATGCATCAGTGCCATCATGGAACACAACAAATTCAGTATATTGAGTCATGTTGAAAGATGTGTCTTGTGTTGTATCAAGCACAACCTGTGCATAGTATTTGATAGCGTTTATACCATCACCGCCAGGTCCTCCTGAGATCATGTCAAAGGTATCAAGTTCCACAGATCTAACAAGGTTTGGATCTGAATAGAATTGTGGACTTAGGTCATCTATACTTAATACTCTATTTGTTGAACAAATTATAGCGTCACCAAATCTTCCTGATTGGAATCTAACTTCATCTGAAATATTTTCATCAATATTTGTATTTTCACTCACTAAATCAAAATTAGGTGTTTCAAGTAACGATGCTTCGGAATCAATTATGATAACATTACCTGTACCTGATGATATACCAGATGGTTGAGGTGCAACAACAGGAACAGAGTTGATTAGTAAATCTGAGTGTTTCTTGAACCCTGCTATATGTGCAAGAGAATCTACAGGTTCACTCCAACTGTTGATACCAACAAAACTCTTAAGTGAATATGAAAAATGTTGATAGTAATCGTTATCTTGTACCCTTTGATAGAAATCATTTAGTTTTCCTGTATCTTTCTCCCAACCAAATGATTTTTCTGTAGATGTATCAAGAGTAAAATGTCCTGTATATTCTATAGTTGATTCTATGGTACCACCTGCTTTAGAAAATTTACCAGTTATAACATCACCTGTATTGAATCCTACTAAGGTGTCCACCCTCAATACATTTCTTGTTTTGCCCTTTCCAATAACAACATTTGCTTCTTTTCCTGATGATGATACAACTGGTTCGCCATTTAGAAATGTGCTTTCTATGAGTTTTACCTCAAATTTAGCAATATCTTTATCTTTAGTAACTGTTCCAAACTTTCCAAAATCATGTAAACCAGGATCTTTGTCAACAACATAGGTGATTGTTGCTCCATTCAAATTACCAAAAGCAGTATCTATTCCTGTAAGTGTAAATGTTTTATATCCAAAATCAGATGAATTATATCCATTTCCTGTACTCACGCCAATATTCTCCACAAACACTTTATCACCAATATCAAATGGCATTGGCACATCTGTGTTAAAACCTGTAAGAGGAGTCTGTAATCTAAGTGTTACATTAGGATCATTATATGTGGCACTGATGATACCAACACCGTTTGAATTATTAATTGCGAGTAGTTCAACATCACCAGCACTTAGATTTCCACCACCAGTTATTACCTTTACATTTGAAACTGATCCACCTTTGATTTCTGCTTCAAATTTTGCATTTTCATTTACTGAATTAGTTTTACTATTATAAATTACAAAATTTGGAGGTGTAAGATAATTTTTTCCAGTCGATGTTATTGCTACACTCTCAACTGCAAAGTTGTCCTTCAAATTGATTATCTGTTGAACAGAAGCTTGTGGTTGTAATGTCAGATCAGATGGATAATCATAACCCGTCTCTACCATTCTTACTTCATCTATTTTTCCTATATCTCTTCCAAACGCTTTGAGGTTAGCTGAGGATCCTGTGGTTGATGCAACAGATACTTGAGGTATATCCTTGTAATCATATCCAGTTCCTTGCAATAGAACACTTGCCACACCACCCTTGATATTTTTTGAATTGGTGATGTAAGATAAACTTGATTCGCTAGAATATCCTACACGTTCAGGGACAGTAAATAAATTCCAACTAAAAGTATTTGTGTCCTTAGATAGGATAGTATGTGCACCAGTAAATTTACTCTTGTTTACAAATACCTTAGAATAATTTTTTATCTCTTTATTGATTTCAATAATTTTTGTGTTTTGAAGTGGTAAAAATTTATAGTAGAGCACATCAGGAACTCTAGTAGTAAAATGTATGGATGTTTTAGAACCTGCATTGCCAGGTATACCACTATTAATAACTTCAATCGCAGATTTACCAGTGCCAACAAAAGGTTTATTGTAATCTTGATCTAAGAAAAATAATAATTTTGTATTCTCAAGAGACACGCTTGAGGTGTCTATTTCCAAAGTATCACCGATTGTTAATGATATAGGTGGGTTTACAGATGAACCTATGCTCACGAACCTTGTGCCAGGATCGTATGTTGCTGTAACTGAACTTGTTGCAGATGACACTACAGTGAGATTAATTACATCATTCCTTTCAAATGTATGATTATTTGAAGTTGCTGTCACCTCTATAATTCTTAAGGTTCCTGTAACTACATCTTTTTTGGTCTTAAGAAAATGTGTATTTCCTATACCTGCATTTGCACTAAGCATGACTCTCTGTAAGTCAGATCCTATCCCAGTTCTTGTAGTCACAACTCCAACTAGATTTCTGTCAATAACTTGTAAAAATACCTCAGGTGGCATCGGAGCAGTGAATGATGTGTTGACACGTTTCATTGCATCTGTTTGATATCTTATCGATGTACCAGCACCAGGATTGTACTCTACCTTATCTCCAGTTTGAAATGGATGATTTGGTAAGTAGAATGATCTTGTTGGTATGAATATATCCTTTGTCTCGTTTCCAAAGAATGATGTTGTTTGATTACCACCTCTCCCAGATACTGTGACTGTGGTACCGATTCCTACACCAAAAGTATTACCTGTTCCTACAGACGTTTCAGCATTGAAATAGTAAATTTCATCTTCTGGTGTGTTCAGATTGACAGGTTTTTCTAGTGAGTAAGTAAATTCATTTTCTATTCTTGTCAGTTCTGTTCCAAATGAATGAGCGACACCAGTTGTGCCATTCTGTGCTCTAAGAAATTCTACTCTATTATTATTGAAATCGAAATTATAAATCTTGAGTTGCTCATTTTCAATCTTGACTAAATCATTAATTTTGAACTTATAATCTTTTATAACATCAGGTAACCACTCACTTAATAATACACTTGTGGTCAATCCAGTTGCAGCACTGGTGCCCATACTCATACCAATTCCAGATCTTACAGTCTTTACCTTTATTCTTGATTGTGTTGTTAGATTAGTGTGTGTTGACGTAGATATACCTATCACTTCTACGAATGCATTATTAGCAAGATTGTGAGGACCTGTATGTATTCCAGTCACAGTGTCACCATTTGATATCAATACGATATCATCAATCTCTGTAATAGTTGATGTGATAGTGCTTATGCCAGGTCCTTCAATAAAATTCACCTGACCTATAGCACCAAAACCACCAGTAATACTGTTATCAAATACTAATTTATCTCCCACATTGTAATCTTTACCTGAATTTACGATTTCAATTCTATCAACAAAACCATTTTTTGTTTTTGTTATCTTGGAGATAATATTTGTATTTTTGTTGGCATTAGGTACAAAATCATATTCATTAATGTTGTATGCTTGCGTATTTCTGACAAAACCTAATGATATTGGATCTAAATCTTGAGTTGATTCAAATGCAGTATTGAATTTATCTAAAGTAGAGTAGTAAGAATCTCCTATTATGTAAGGGAACAAAGGAGTCCTAACACCATCAAAAGGACTATTGGCATTGTTGACTTGTATAGGTTCGACTGTGGTGTAGTAAGCATATACACCATTAGGATACTCAGGTGTAGGAGCAAATCTTCCATTGTGCTCGTCAAGATCACCTGTGCCCTCAACATATGTAAAATCTTCTATGAAAAATCCAGCAGGGTATATACTGATATTAGGTCCGTCAACTCTTTGACCAGCTAACTTACGATAACTTGATTCAATATATTTTTTATTACCATCAACTATGGCGAAAGGTCCGTAAATTGGATTACCGTCATACGCCCAACCAACAATCGGTGAATGATCCTGTCCCACATCACCCAAGAAGTTCCTTAGATTTCTTGGAATGTAATAATTTACGTATGGATTACCTAAATCTTTGTCTCTGGGTGTCTCAAGAAAACCATCATCATCCTTAACATCACCAAATTTAGCATATCTCTCTACTTGATTAATTGTCCATGACTTAATTACACTAGAGAATATTGCTCCCTCGCCAGGTGTAATTGCTCTTGCAGTGGTAGTGAGTTGATTATACCCTTTACCTTTGTCTATGACACTGATGCTTATTATCTTACCATTTGACACATTTGCTTTCACTTTACAACCTGTGCCATCTCCAGTGATAATAATATCAGGGGTGCTAAAGAAATTTTCACCACCGTCTTTTACAATTATTTGATCTACACCCCCATCAACAATGAATGGTTGTAGGAATGCTTTCTCCCCAACCACAATGTTGATAAATGGTTTGTAATTGTCATTTATTACAGTCGATCCAAAATCACTGCCTTTCTCACTCACATGCACCCCAAATATATCACCACGTATAACTGGGGTTGCACTTGCATTGTCAGTTGATATACCTTGTCTTCCGCTAATCTCAATAGAAATAGGTGGATCTTGAAATGTATGTGTGCCTAGTCCGTCATTTTTTAATGAAATGTAAGAAGATAATTCTTTATTATTTGATAGTCTAAAACTATCGTCGTTTATTTTATCTACGAAGTACTCTGCGTTATTTGTAAGTCCACCTATGACTGATGTATCTGATGAGTATTTTACTATCTCAGAATTGTTGAATCCATGTGAAGGAATATTGATGGTATCTGTAAATGTATTGATACCTGAGATGGTGCGTAATTCTCTATTTTTAAAGGAACCCTCATCTTCGACTAAAATTTTATCAACTTTTTGTCTTCTTGCGATTGTCTTAAATCTTTGTAATCCACCACCATTTGTTGATAGATCTATTGTGCCAATTCCAGCAAGTGCTTTTGTTTTTGATTCTGACAAATGTATTTGAAAATCATCTATTTTCACAACAAAATATGGGGCAGTGTCTACCAATGAACCTGGTGTAACACCGATTCCAATAGCACTACTTCCATTTACATCATATATTATCTCTTCAGCATCTTTCAGACCATGTGGTTTTGTAAATACAAACCTATCAGTTGCTGTGTTTACTACACCACCTGATGATGTCGCATCAAATTCAACAGTATGATGAACTGTCTTCATTTTTGCCTTTATTACAGCTGTAGTATTATTTCCTCCTGAAATTTTTACGGTAGGTATCTCTTCGTAATCTAGTCCTTCTTTGTCAACTAAAACTTCTCGTAACTTACCCTCTACTTGTGCAATAACAGATGCTCCCACACCAGTATGTCCGTCTTGTGTAACAGATAATCTTGGTGGAGTCACTATATCATAATCTGTGCCTTTATTCAATACTTCAACAGATTGCAAAGGTCCGAAATATACAATGTCCGATGATTTATATGAGTATGCTTCAACACCGTTAACAAATAAACCAACTCCTCCCTGAATAGTTTTTTCTCTATCACCGAATTCGGGCTTGTCAAATTTTCTAAGTAATTTTTGTCCACCCATCTCATTACCAAAGATAGAAAATGGCGTAAGTGTATGAGAAGTTGTTACTCCAATATCATTACCAAAAAATGCTGTAATAAATTGACCTCTCCTTACGTTTTCTCCTGTGTAAGCAAGTTTGACAGTGCTACTATCAACTTTTTTGATAAAATATGCTTCACCCTCATTCAAATTTGTAAGTGTGCCTATACCCGAAGATGAATATACGACTAAATCACCATCATGTAAATTGTGATCAGGTAAATTTATCTCTACTTGTGTGGTTGATATACCTGCATTTGAAAATGTCCTTACTCTTTTTTGTGGATCAATAGGCCAGTGTGGGAGACTGTTTGAAGCAACGTAAGGCACTCCAAATTGAGAATAAGTGTTTTGAACGTCAGCTGTTATACCACCCTGCAGTTTAAGTATTCTTCTAATTTTATATTTTCTGTTTTCATCAAGTGTAGGTACGTTTACTGATATTGAAAATTCATTGTCGTCATCATATACGAAGGTTATACTACCATTAAAAATTATCGAGGGTTGTATTGTATCAATAACTTCAATTTGATCACCCACATATAGTGAAAATTCTTTTGCGGTGAGGATAAAATCATAATTATTTGTATTACGTAATAAGAATGTCTCTACAGCATAAGTTGATGCTGTGTTGTATATCCATGTTTTATATCTTAACTCCTTTTCTATCTTACCTAATTGACTTACGTTTATAATTGAGTCTTCTTGTTGATTGATTGGATCCCCAACAAACTTATTCAACACACCTAATATATTGAAAGTTACAGGAAAACTTAAATCTCCATCTTCATATGAAAATGCGATAATACCAGATTTTACTGTCGAACCTATTCCGCATGGTGATGTAAGCGGATCTACACCTAAAAATTGTGTAAGTGATTTTGATGTGTAGGATATATTTCTATCTTCATAACTTATTCTTCCTGTCGCACCAAATCCAATAGTCGAGTCTACATTCAATACTGTGGATCCCACAGGTGATGATTGTGTTAGGAATGTTTTACCAACTTGCTGAAACTTACCAAAAGTTGTTCCTTTTGATATTGCTATCTTATAATAAGTTTTGCCACCTATGATAGATTTCTCAACATTGTAAATTGAACCACTTGTTTGTAAGGGGATTGTCTCTTGCACAAGACTCTGACCCGTTATCTTAAGTGGATTACCAGAAATCAACTCACATAATAATACATCATTTACAATATAATCAGCGTCTGATGGACTTATGATAAATTTTGATGGTTGAATCATTTCAACCTTCTCAGCATATAGTGCTCCGAATAATATTTTAAATGCCTCTTCAGTTCCTTTTGATTTGTAAAAATCTTTTGATTGTCTTATAAAATTAGATTGATTGAGTTTTTCATCTAATTTTCTTTCAGCAAATCCTGATAGTACTTGTTTCTTAAGTTTTTTTAGAAATTCTTGTAAGAAAACATTACTAAGATTATGTACTCTAGCACTCACACCATGTGTTGATATACCAGTATTGGAAAATGTGAGATATTCAGGTTCATTAGTTTTGTTATTGTTTTCAATACCACTGAAACCTCTTACACAACCCTCAAATGTCGTTGAACCTATACCTGTGTATGTAATAATCTCATTATCAATTTTTAATAAACCGTATTGGTTAGGCCAACCATTTGTTGAATCGACATAAATTATATCATCATTTGGTCTTGTATATCGAGTGATTGAGGTAAAACCAATGAGATTTCGAGTGTTTAAAAAATCTAAACTTTTGTACTCAACAAGATTTTCAGCGATATCTATAGCACCACCTTGATACTCTTGAGAAATATAATACTGTTTTAGAAAATCTCCAAAAAGAGGATTCTCATTGTCAATTACCTCTGGTATTTGACTTTCAATTATTTCATATATTTTGACTTTTGTTAATGATGTCTGTATCATTAGTATCCGTATCCACTACTACTGCTTGAGGATGATGATGAAGATGACGACGATGTTGTCGATGTCATTGACGTGCTAGTTGTCGAACTATCTATAGGGGCACTGTCAGCAGCAATTCCTAAACTCTCTGCCTTGGTAGCGTATATGGTGTCATGAGGAGTGGAAACATGGAACGCACCAACCATTTTCTTACCTGTATTTGGGTGAAAGTGAAAAGGTCCGTAGTAAGGATTTCCGTTCACGTATCCAACTAAATTTGAGGTGCTCGCTGAGCTTGTTATGATTGCACCTCTTACTTTTGCACCATTACTATAACTTGATTGTGGGTCATATCTTGTACCAGATGTATTTGCCCCCGTAGATATAGGATCCTCTCTCATAAAGAAATTACTATTCGATACATCAAATTGAAGATATAGTTCTTTTCTTGCAAGCACATCATTTGATTGTGGCACTGCTTGTATTTCAATAATGTTGTCAGGTAATAATGTGCCTGTAATATTCACAGTGTCAATTATGACCTCACCTTTTTTATAATCTACAGAACCAAATGTCGTGGATAAAATTTTGACTTTTGAATCTCCATCAATTTGAAAAAGAAATAATTTACCTTTATCCGTGCCAGGTGTGTGTTGATCTGAAAAATACACCGTGCCTGAAACATTTGACACGTTGAAACCTGTAGATTTAATGTTATAACTGGATTCATTTCTATGAAATGTATTGTCAAAACATATTTCATACTGACTGAATACGTCTAATTGTGCCACTAAATTTCTTCTAATTCTTATTGTAGTGATATTTGAAGTGATAGAATCACTTACTCGGTCAATGAGAGATAAAACTTTACTATACTTAAATCTACCTCCAAATTTATTCAATTCTGTTCCACTCGCAAAAGCAGTCATAGCAGTTATCACATCACTTCTTAAGTTTTGCGTATCACCTACGAAGTTTGCGTTATAGTATACATGAGTGTCAAGTTCAACGTATAAAAATTTCAAGTCAATAATCTCTGGCACTATGCCTGCCACAGAATAATTTTTTAATGATGTAAGTATCTGTTTTTTAGTAAATTCTGATAAAAACGATCCGTTTTTTGGTTTTGCTGCGATAAAAACTCTACCGTATTTTGGAGGTGACAACTCCTCACCACCAAAGGCACTTATTGATTCTATATTAGGGTACACTGATGGAACAATTGCTTCATAATCATTTGCTGTGACTGCTCTGTGTTGTGAAGAGTATAGTCTAGGTGCATAATACCTTATACTTCTTACATCTTCTATATCATCACCATTTTGTGATGGAAATTGTGGTATAATAGATGTTGATATTTCTGTTTCAGTAACATTATTTTCATCAGTCACTGTTCCAGAAAATGATAATCTTCTTACACCATTTCCGTCCTTACCTTCAGTTTTAATATAAGATATCTCTATCAAATTTCCATTAGATAATTTTTTTCCAAAAATATTATCACCAAATAATACTTCATACTTTTCATCAGTGGTTTCTTGAATTAGATATATGTTTGAGGTTGAAGTTATGCCAATTATATTATCAACTAATTTATATTCTTCTGATGTAGTGCTTGAATTATTCTCCCTTACCTTCACTCTTATGGTTGAAGTATCAATACCATTATTAGGTAAAATATATCTTTGATTGGGAAGAGAATCATTTACGACAAATCTTGATTCTAAATATTGTCCTTGAAAAACTTCAATTACACCAGTTGATTGACCCTCTGTAGCGGAAGCTGTCATTTTCTCAGGTATAGAGAATAAAAAATTAATATTTGATACACTCCCATTTCCTATCAAACCAGGTTGAAAAGTAATTGTATTTGTAGTAGTTGTTATTCCAGACATAGCATAATCAACCAACATTCTCGCTGCTCTTTTTGAACGAGGCACGTAACCTATATTTCTTGCTAGTGATACTACGTTCTCTCTAAGTGTAGCACTGTCTATAAATGTTTCGTTTACAACTGCGTTAGTATTATATGCTGTGGTGTATGAATTATATGCAAGCAAATTTACAATAACAGAAAGATTTGACCCCTCAAAATCCATGTCAGTGAAATTTGAGTTTTGTCTTAAGTAATCTTTTATTGAGGTTTTGATGTCCTCAAAGTTTAGATTTGTAAATTGTTGCAGTGCCATTATAACCTTGTGGGTTCTAGAATAAAATTGACAGTTTGTGAAGGAGCAGAGAGTCCAATAATTTCATAATTTATAGTAACATCAATTGCATTTTGATCGGGAAAGGTTTGAAAATCAACTTTAGTCAAATTGACTCTTGGTTCAAAGTTACTAATTACAGTCTCAATCCGAGTTCTCAATGGATCAATATAATCACCATTCGCTAATTCAAATAGTGAATTAGAAATGTTTGTGCCTACGAGTTCATTGAAAAAAACTTCACCTCTTATCGTACGAACTAAATTTTGCACAGAACGTTTTATGGCATCCTCATTTCTTAATGCAAGAATGTCATTTGTTACTGGATGTCTTTTAAAGGATAAGGAGATATCCTTGAATCCTTGTGAAAACCTTTGTGTGGGCACTACAAATTATAGTCTGGGTATATTTATCATTATTTAGAGACAAAAAAGACCCCTATTGGGGGTCTTCTTCATGCCCAAGATATCTTACCTCTATTTCATCAGGGTGAGGAAACCCTTCTTTGTAATAATCATCTGCCAGTTCTTGCGTAATATCAAGCATCTCCTCCTCTGATATTTGACTAAATTCTTTACTCCCTTTGATGTAAATATCGTACAATTCCATAGCAGTTATATTGGTCATCACCGCTATCTATATGATTCTAGTTTTCTCATGACCTACTCTGCACTGAGGATCTATCCATATCTCGTACCCTGCTTTGATTGCATCAAGACAGAATGACACATCCTCACCACACATATCTTGTACTTCACCTGAGTCAAATACCTGCATTTGAGGAGCGAACCAAGGATACTTCATATCTTTATGTTCAAACACACCCTTTTTGATAAGTAACCAACCAAACCCAGAGTAATCAACAGTGAATGGTTTACGACGTTTTACAATACCATCTACCATCTCGTGATTCATCACACCGCCATTTTCTTTGAAATCATCCTCTTCTAACCAATGTGCACATGAAGTGGTTCTACCATCCTCTGTAGCATACCAACCACCTGCAATATCTTTATCCATTGCTATAACTCTATAAAAGTTTTCGAGGTTGAATACAATGTCGCTGTCTATCCACAGTTGATAGTCATAGTTTAGTTTACCGTCCCAAGGTAATTGATCAGGTCCTCTTAGCACATTTGCACCTAAAACTTTGCATCTTGCAAAATTAACCATAGAACTATAGTCTTGTGCAATTTGAATGTTTGCCCCATTCTGTACCAATTCAAAACAGAGTGATACAAAATTCTTTAGAAAAATGTATGATACACCTCTACCAGGTAAACAGAATACAATACTCTTACCCTTGATAAGTTGTTTTGCTGCTTCGATGTCAAATTCATCTTTCTTCTCAATTGGTGGTTTGGAGACCACCTTAAATCCTTTGGCCATAATTAGAGTTCAGTCATAATCATTATAACACTTTATATAGCGTCTATCAACTCAATGATTTTATTTGCTATCGCTTTGTGACCTTTCGCACTTGGATGCCCACCGTTAAATCCATTGGCATAGTGAGCAGGGCATTGTTTCAATCCTTTGAGTACATCCATATGCATCCATACTGGAGTATAGTCATTACACAAACTTCTCCAATACCCTTTTTTGTTTTCATAATACCTTTCTGGCCACCTTTGTGTGCTCTCATAATGTTCTGCAATTATAGACACATACTTTTGACCTATGCTTTTACAAAAAGAATCAAAGAGAAATATATTTTTCCATAAGTTCTCTGCTCCCAATACCTCATTGTATATTCTTGTGTAATAATCTCTTTGTCTAACAGACTTCAATCTTTGAGGTGTCCATTTCTCTGGTTCAACATTTGCATCAAAAAATTCAATTCGTTGTGTCACAGTGAATTGTAAAACTACTAAATCTGGTCTTGTGCCTTGTAAGTATTCAATTGTTCTTCTTACTATCGCATCATTACTGATACCACATTCTGACATATTGTATCCTTTAGTGTTGTAATGATCTGCAACAAGTTTGCTGTATCTTTCATTCAACCTATCATTTAATTCGTCACCCCATGTAATACTACACCCACTAAAAGTAATTGAGTTCATAAATCAGTTTTTTCTATAACATAGTCTACTATATTATGTGAGATAATATTAGTGTCTCGCACATACTTTGAATATTGCTGTATTCTTTTGAATAATCTAAGTGATCGTCTTGTATTAAGTCTTGATGCCCTTACAATTTTAGTTATTATACTTCTGTCAAAAATGTAATCTTCTTTTCCTAAGTAAGTGAGTAAAATAGTTTCCAATTCTTGCTCACTAGGTTTGACTTCGTGACAAACAAATTTAGACCTCAAATCACCACAGAGAAGGTTTAGGTCTTTAGTTGCACCTATAACAACATCATGATTCATAAGCGTCAGAATACTTTCTTGATATCTGTGTATCTCATCAATAAAAATGTAACCATAAGTATCTCTCAATAATTCCCCTAGAGTAGATTTCCCCACACCCATCTCACCGTAAAGTAAAGTATGAGATTTTATATTTGGAATCTGTCCGACATATTCTTCAAGACTCTGTGGTTTAGAAAACTGTAATTTCATACTTCTGCTCAAATAATTTTGCATCTGCTATTGTGTTGACCATTGGTTTACCTTTGATATTCAAAGAGGTATTCAGCAATACAGGACAACCTGTACGTGCATACCAAGCCTCCAGTATTGGTCTCAGTATACTCTCTGAATCTAACGGTACCGTTTGTACCCTCGCACTACCATCGACGTGTATACAAGCAGGTATCGCCTTAGGTTGCTTACACTTATAGACATAGGACATGTATCTCGAATTGGAAGGCATATCAAAGTAGTCCTGACAATGCTCCTCCAAAACTGCAGGGGCAAAGGGTCTGAATTTGTCTCTTCGTTTGATTTCATTTACTAAGTCTTTTGTGCTAGCTTGCCTCGGATCCGCCAATAAACTTCTATTGCCGAGAGCACGAGGACCAAACTCAGCACGGCCATTCGCAACCCCCACGACTCTTTTTTCGAGGAGTGCATCAACAACTCTCCTTGGATCACAGAACTTTTGTATATTATATCCAAGGTACGGACTAAAGGCAACCTTCTTACCATACGCTAGACATGCTGCTCCTAGAGCACCCCCTGCGTCGCCAGGACAAGGCATAATCCAAAGGTTATACATTTCCCTTAGACCTGTATTTACAACGCAGTTCAAGGCAACACCACCCCCGTAGCATATGTTCTTACTATATCGAGATGCTATGTCGAATATCTCATTCAATTCTAATTGCAATATTCTTTCTGCACTCTTGGCGACATCACACCTATCGTAATTACCAAGTCTAATTCCTTTATGATTATTTCTGCGTAATGCTCTCTCGACCACATTCAAGTGAACGGGATGACCATACGCTGCCATACCCATAAAAATATACT